ATGTAATAAAAATGGGGATGCAATATCCCCAGGAAAGTTATTCAAGCAGTTTTTGAATCAAATGCACGTTCGTAAGAATCTTTGACATAACTAACAGTCTTTCTGCTAAAGTCGAGAACAATAGTATAACCTTTCTGCACATCTTTCACAAATAAATTAAACTCATAATTGTGAACTTTGACTCTTGATTGAAAATCTTCAAGATAATCTTCAAAAGTTAGTTTAGGTGCAGGAGGAGCAACTTTTGCTACTTCTTTAACAACAACTGCTTCTGATTTAGATGGAATTGTTGTTAGTTTAGCGGGAGACTTACGACGACGAGTTGATCTTTTTGTTGACTGCGTTGATGTAGTCTTTGCTGGCATAATAACCCTGCTAAGTGAATGTGAGGGGAGTGACTACCAGAAATGGATGTATACCCTCACTATAAGGACACTTTAGATGGCTGGCTGTTAACAATTAACGCTGTTTTTTGTGTTTTGTGATATAATTACGTGCAGAGGATTCATTCCTACATTCTTTTAACAATTCACCATCATGTATGACCATTAGTTTAGTCTTACTACCCAGGATTGGAACAGCATAGTAACCATCATTAGTGGCAAATCCTTGCTCACATTCTTTATAGAAACGTGCAATAGCTTTGAGTTCTTTCTTATCAGTCATAATGGTAATCTTGCTTGTGATTCATTAATCTTTAATTCTTCCATAATTATTTGTTTAGGTAACAAATTCCAACAATAGTAACTACTACTAAAGGTAATCTTGCTATTATCTCTACCATCAGGACTGATAAACTTCATTCTCTTATCAAACATTAACAACTGCAAGTCCTTATCCTTAAATAACTGCTTCGGTGCAGAATCATTCAACCAGGTGTTAGTCATTATGAGTGCAAATGGTTTATTAAATGATAATGCCCTTTCAAAGAATTTCCTCTTATTTGTAAATGGAGGATTTGAGATTATCACATCCCAGTTATCAGGTTCATAGGTAAAGAAATCCTGCCCAGTGTTAATATGTGAGTGAACATTGTTAGGTATTTGTTTAACAAACTCACTCTCTTCAGTATCAAATGGACACCATACAATTGCATCCTCTGGGATATACTTAAGAATAGGTTTTACAGCATAATCTGGAGTATAACATTCATCATTATTCCCCTTACTATACATTAACTGTTTACTATCCAGCATAAACTTTTTCTCCATATTGTAAGATCAATTTGTTAGAGATAGTGTATCCTAATCGTGGATCTTTCTTAACTCTTTTATCTTCAAATTGTTTCTTTAAAGGTGGTAATAATATTGATAATACCACATCTGCGTGTAATCTGTAAACCTCAATTACCTTGCCTGATTTATACCTAGCATAGTAATGATGTTTATACTTTCCTATCTTATTTTCCTTCAAATATGTTACTTGATCTTCCCAGGTATTCTGTACACTAATACCATTATAAGTTGCAGTTAGTTTCTTACCAATAGTGGACTTATATTCAACTGGATTGTTATTATTATCATATGCATCTGCACCAGAATAATCATCTGCAACTCTATGACCTAATAATCCTGCTAAATGTATTTCACGAGAACGTGCATAACTAAAGGGATCTCCCCAGTTATTCTCTTCACAAACTTGATACATTTGCTCGAAGAGTTGTTGATATTTTTCTTCGGGTTTCATAAGAATCATCATTATAAAAGAGGGACACTTTACATGGCTGGCTATTACTATTTCTTGACAACACTTATTGCTGGTAATCCTTTGTTAAACACAGTATCTACAACAGCAGATACTCTCTTAGATGTACTAATCCCTACTCTATCATATGCAGGGATAACAACTAATCCATAAGTCTTAGTTGTATCTTTACCTCTACGGATTACACGACCAATTGTTTGACTAATACCAATATAATCCATATTTCTTAGAAACAATGCTGCTTCTAATCCTTTAACCGATATACCTTCACTAAGGATACTGTGGTGCATAACTATAAACTTCTTCTCAGGATCTTTACCCCAGGTGTTAAGAATAGTGAAGAACTTTTCACGTCCAACCTTCTTACCATCTATAATTGCACCTGTCTTAGATGTAATATACATCCAGGAATATCCACGATAAGTTAACTGATTAACAAATTCAGTTTGTGATACTAAACCAACAATTTGTTTGGTTGACCTTGCACAAATAAGAATCTTGTTAACATTAATATCATCAAGTGTTGCTACTACACTATCACAATCGTGCTCATACTTGTTTCTACTATCATCAGGTAATTCTATCTCCTTAATTACAACTTTAGGTGGTAAAATAACACCATCATTCACTAACTTAGGAGCAGGAACATTTACCAATACTTTACCAAATATATCCTCATCATTCATCCCTGCTTTATATGGTGTGCTAGAATGTTTTGGAGTTGCAGTAAAGAAATAGCAACGATTTGCATACATTGAATGATACTCAACTGCTCCAATAAAGTTCTTCTGAACACCATTATGTGCTTCATCAAAGTATATTGTATCCACATCAATCTCTGCCTCTTGTACTCTATGAAGAGAATGATATGTTGTAAAGATTAACTTATTAAATCTATAGTTCTCTTCTTCCCATTGTTTAATAGTATCACTAGCTGTAGTGGATTCATGATGTGTATCACCACTATGTACATGTAATACTTTATACTGAAGCATAGGACTTACATCAATATGCTGTATAAATTCTTCGCAAAGTTGATGTGCTAATAGAATACGAGGTGCAACAATTACAATAGTTTTTCTCTCAGGATCTTTTAATATTACATCCCAATCACAACTATTGAATTCACGTTGTGCATCTTTAATCATGCACATTGTCTTACCACCACCCGTAGGGACGATAACTTGACCCTTATTATATTCACTTAGAGCATCAACTGTTGCCTCTTGATGTTCACGAAGTTCAATCATTAAATAATCACCAATAGGTAAATTATACCATAGGATACATTAAAACGTCATACAGACGATCCTAGATACATTATAAGGACAGTTTAGAGGGCTACTTATTGATCTTTTTAGGTTGATAATTGCTTGCTGACTTCTCAATTCCCTTCTGAAGATGTCTTACTAACTTACTACCTTGCCTTCTAATCTGTCTCCTTTCCTTATTAGTATATCCACTAGCCTTCTGTGGTTTGTAATTAGGATCAACCTTAGCTTTCACTCTCTTCTTTAATAACTCAGTTGCCTTCTTTTCCAGGTCTTTCTTATTACTTTTACCACCAGACTTTGCTGCTAATCTTTCTGCTCTTGCCTTCTTTTGCTGCTCTCTAGGTGTTAATGAAGCAGACCCTCTTTTCTGAGTTGGTTGTTGCTCACGATCAGATCTTGGTTTTTGTGTACCAATATCTTTGCGTGGTTTGTAATCTTTAGCAGGTGCAGTTTTACCTCCACCTATTGCTTTAGTCCTTCTCTTTTCGGGTTCTGTTTTCTTTCTAGATGCACGAACTCTACCACCTTCCCCAGGTTCTCTGGTTGCGGTTGATAACTCTTTATCATACACCTCAGTAATAAACTGTTGAAAAGATTTCATCTATACAATTATTTCCTATATTCTATTTATCTTTAGCAGCACTCAACATTTCTTTCACTCTTGCTCTTCTAAGTATCAACAACTCATCATACCTTTTACGCTGTTCATTAGTAAACTTAAATGCTTGTTTGCTCCATGATTCTCTAAGAGACATCATTTCTTTTAATACTGCTGAAGATTTCATCAATTTAATAATTAAATACAATAGAAGGACACTTTAGAGGGCTAGTTATTCACTATTTCTATCATCGTACTGAGAATAGTGTTGTGTAATGGGAGATTCTCTTCTTTTCACGAACTTTAATTGATGCCAACATGATTCATAACATAATAGTAATGTATGTACCTTTGTATGTAAACATTTACCCTCCATTAACTGTTCTTTAGGTTTATCACGAACATGTGTCTCTATTGTAATATATCTGGGACATTCATTAAATCCCTTTTTATATTCAACTGGATCACCCTTAAAATATACCCATCCCTCGTCTTTTTCTATATGGTCACTACCTGTTTCTCTTTCCCAAATTACATAATCGTTAACTTCAGGTTCATACATTTGTAGAAAATTAAGTAAAGTTTGTACATAAAATAAGGATGCCCCATTTATACATTAGGGGTCTTATATCCTTCTCCTACATCATAAACTGCTCTTAATCTATTAGCACCAACACCACCTTGTAGAAAATCATTTAGCATAACATCACACTGTTCTTTTGTTAATTGTTGTGCTTTATCATCAATTAGTGTCCAACCTTCTGTTGTTAATTCTTCAATTCTTAGTTTGAAATTCGGATTGAGTTCTACCATAATTCCTATGCAATGTTGTATATATTAAAATACCCTATCATTATAAACGATAGGGTATCATTTGTCAAATAAATTCAGCTAGATAATAATCAACTGTAATTTCTAATTTTGCTGCTTCCTTTTCACATTCAGCAATAAAATCATCAATCATTTCTTCAGTCTTTCCAGGTTGAAATTTACCTGATTCATTTGATTCAGTCATTGGAGTTCTCCTTACAAGTACAGGCAGCAATTAGTGGGTTTAACTTACTATGAATTGATTTGATTGTATCACCTTCGGGCATTAATTCTTTGCCTTTCAGGTAATAAACAACTACTTTCATTTCATCTTTAGTTAAATTAACTAGCATTAACAACCTCTTTGTCTGGTATATTTACCACATAAGGATCTCCTTGATATGGTAACTTATAACATACCCATTGATTATTCTCAAAGAGATATGCAAATTCTTCACCATTTGCCAGGTAATCTTCAACTGTTTGATCTAATCTTGGTTCAGTATTCTCACCACGATCATTATAATATTGAACGTGATTATCTACCTTGTTTAACTGCCAATCAGAATCAGAATCTATACACGAAACATCACCACCATCAATTAGTTCTGCTATCTTCTCATAAGTGTTGAACTTTTCTCTCAAAGTAACACCTAACCACTCAGGATAACCATCCCAATGATGATAAACTGACAATACATAACCAGTTTCAAGTAGTAAACCAATCCGTGATCTTGTTGCCATTTGTGATAATAATAAAGAAAAGTGGGAGAAACATTGAGGGTAGTCACTTTTAATCAAACAGTCATGTCTCTGCTTCTTATCATCTATCCTAACGATCATTTGATCAGTCTAATTAAGATGAATGTCAGAGTAGTTTGACCCTCATATGTTTCTCACTATAAGGACACTTTAGGAGGCTGCTAATTCTCTCAATGGTTCCATTTTTAAAAATACTGCATTATTATCATAATATAATTGATAATTCTTTGTTGTTAGATAGTATCCAGTAATAGATTCACCATCATCAGTATAACCATATCCTTTAACTGCCTCTTCAACACCATCTATTCTTAATTTCTTTCTTCCATTTAAGTAAGAATGGTATCGTTCGTCGAGGTTTATCATTGGAATAACTGGTAATGTGTGTTAATCCTAACATATGTTAGTGATATTATCTATAAACTTTATACTGTCTTTAGAGTCACTCAACATTATGTAATAATTACTCACTCTTCTGCTTCTCTTCTTGTTTGAGTTGTTTTCTAAGCATCTTTGCAAATCTTACCTCTTCCTTTGTGTAATATTCTGGATGCTTTTTTGCTCTCTTGATAATCAACTTTGCTGCTTTCTTGTCCTTCAAATTTAATCTCATTAACCACTAGGTATTTATCTACGTTTAAATTGTGCTGCTTCAACAACTGCGGAAGATTTCTTTAATTGTTCTATTGCTGCAAGAAGTTCAGGTGTTTCATCCCATTCCCAGGTTTGATTGTGTTGTGGATTCTTCTTTTCTATGATGTGAGTTCTTAGCATTGTTCAATTGTCTCCGTAATTCATGTTTAACATTAACTAATGAAATGAGCATATAATTCTCATATTCATTTCCTTTAATCAATCTACTAATAATTGCCACATTTGTCAAGGCAATTCTTAGTGTTAATTTATACAGCATTTTTCTCCCTCAGTTGATGATCATATTCTATCACAATTTTCTTCCATTCACTATTCATATCATAACAATTCATAAACTCTACTCTTGTACCTAACTCCTTAGCTAAGTTTTCTAATTGTTTTTGTTGTAGGTCATTCATTCTTGTTTAAATCCACTAAGAATATCTATAAACATTATAAAACCCCTGACTTTATTAGTCAAGGGTTTGTTTTTATTTACCTATTCAGTTTTTTAAACTAACATCTCCTTGCATACACGTTTACAACTTGAGTGATCATCTTCACATTCAATCAGGCAGTTAAAATAGTCGTTTACTAGATCCGATTGCTCATTGGCATTATCGGACATTCCTAAATTGTTCCAATCTGCTAACTGATTATGTGACATAAGATTGTGCATTAATACTCCTCCAATAAACTACATTAACAAAGAACTTTAGAGCATCTTGTTCCTCCTATTCTACATTTATTTAGTCAGGAAAGCAACACAAATATGGTTCGGGTTTACAAAAATAAATGCCTACGTGTTTATACTTACCCAATCTTCATACTCTTTTATATATTCTTCTGACCAATCTTTCATATAATGTGGACCTAATGCTCCACGCAGTAAGTAAACACTAATACCATTAATTGCTTTAACTGGTTCACTATCACGATAATTACCTGCTGGTTTATATGGATTAGGTATCTTTCTAACATATTCTATAATACTATCTCTTATTTCTATTAACTCATGATAACATTTCTGGTTATGAGAACATCCACGCAATTCGTGATCTGCTTTGTATAAAGATTCCAGGAAAAGTGAATGTGCTCTTGTCCATTTATCTTCTTTAGTTTCTTTCTCTTCAATTGCATTTTGATCCTTCATTTAATAATCTCCCAGTGATCATCACCACCCTCGAACATCTCAAAAGAGTAGCGATTTGATATTGACGAAAGATACAGTCTACCACCAATACGATTCTCTACTTGGCAAGAGTGTAATTTGTCCATCATATTTATAAATCTATCTTCAGCAGCTGTTGAACGTGGTTTGACACAAACAAATTCTTTTTTCATTGGATTGAATGAATTAATAATAGTATAAAGGAAAATAGAGAGGTTTTACCCTCTCTGTTGTAATTCTTAATTATAGTTTCTTACATGAATACCAATATACTTACGAACATCTTCTTCACTAACTGTAGGTTTCTTGGTCTTACCCATAGATGGATTTGCTAGTGCATAAACAGCATCAACAAAGTTTTGTTTTTGGAGTGAGAAATATGGACTATTAAGTCCCTGATTACTCGCTATCAATGCCTCATTAACCCTGTCTGCAACCTTAACAAGATGCTGCCAAGGCTTCTTATCAATACTTGTACTACCAAGATACATTTTCTGAGGTCTCTTTCCAAAAAACTCCTCAATATGTTCTAGGATATCAAAATCATAACCTACTACTCCCTCGATAATTGCATCATCAAGTAATGGATGCAAACGCTTCTCAAAGTTATAAAATGCTCTGATAAGATAAACAGAAAGTTCCCTCTTAGGTGCTTCCCTTTCCCAATCAATAGTATTGCAAAGAGTCTGAACTATATCACGAAGTTCATCAAGTGCATCATCATTAGTAGCATACTGAATAAGTTTAGTCAGTTGTGATACTTTAGTGCAACAGAATTGAACACCTTGAACATAGGGGAATGGAAAAGCATATGGTTGCCAAGTTAAACCAGTAATAGATTCATAGAAAGATTTAACTTGGAGTGCAACTGGTTCATCAATAGCACATTGATGAAGAAGTTTCTCCCACTCCTTAGTATCATTAATGCCCTTAACTTCAGAGTAAAAGAGTTTAGACTTAAGGATAGATCTTTCTTGGTCAGTAACTTTTGATTGGAAACCAATAACTCTCACACGTACTGTAAGGTCTTCTTCCAGAACATTAGCTATTGCAGCAACTTGAGCAGTAAGGTGTTGTTTCTTAATGATGTCACATAATTCTGTATTTTCATCATAATGAGCAACTGGAAACTCTGATTGACTGAAATCAACAACGTGACCAAATAATCTAAAGTTTTGGACACAAAACTCAGGACGAACTAAACGAATTTGTCCTTGAAGATAGTTAAGTTTAGATACAGGAACATCTACCAAGTAAGTGACCATCTCATCATCTTGTGATGCTCTTGCCTGTTCAAATTGTTCAAAAGAAAAAGCAGGTTGCGTACCTACTGGGTACACAACACCTGCTCTATCTTTATTATCTTTAACTGTTTTTAATAAATTCTTAAATTTGGTTCCTTTAACCAAATCGGTTGCTAATACTGCTGTTAAGTTATCAAAACCTTTTTTTCCCACAGAAAATGGGGGCTTAGACGTAGTAGTCATTTTAGTAAATTTGTAAAGTACAAGTTGAAAGTTAAAAACCAACTCCGATATACACCAGAGTGGTAAGATACTATTTAGTAATAGTATCACTAATTAAACGATCTTTCAATACACGTTTAACCAGTTTGAGAGAAATCTGTTGAGGTCGTTGTTTCCAACCATACCAAACTGATTTCTTTCCTGTATTATATGGTGGAAGTTTTCCTTTGTCAAGGTATTGCTTTGCAGTGCAATCATAGATTCTTTCACTATCTTGCAACCACCAATGCTTTTCACCTCGATAGTCTTCTCCACTCATAGGAATAAGTGTATCACAATCTATTAGATAATGCAAAGCTTGTGATGAATGATAACAATGACCATAATATTTGTTAGTCTTTATATCATCAGGATACATCAATACCTTCTTACCTTTAAGTAAATCATCTGTGAGATTATCTTGAATCAATCCTATCACATCCTCTATCTCTGAATAAGGATAAGGTTCAAAAGTGAGAGTTCTAGTCTCAAATATCTTTTTATCTTTATATCTGTGTCTTTGTATATTCTTCATATAATACCTCCTCCATTTTATGTGCTTGTTGTTCCCAAGGCTGGTCGCTATAATCAACCTTAGAGTGGTCTACACCCTTCCATAGGCGTTTACCATACTTATCCTTAAGAAGTCCTTTAACGTGCTGATAGACGTGCCACAACTCGTGTAAGAGGGTCTTAGTGTAATCCTCAACACTCATCTGATTATGTATCTCAACATCAAATTCACGAGGTCTGTAATCACAATCAACAGACCATACCCAACCATA